GACCAGTTGGACACTCGCGATGCCTTCATCCGGGCTTATGACGAGGCAACCCAAGTGTGGGGTGTCGCATGGAACCTTTCGACAGGTCTCTACTGGGCGCATCCGTGGGAATTCCTGACCCTTGATAGCCAGTCGCGCCACTACATCAACAAGCGGCTCGGCCTGAATGTCGCCATCAGTGGTCAGCAAGGCCCATGTGATGGTCGGGCCTATCTGAAGCTGCTGGACGATTTGCGTTCGCGCTTCGGCGAAGACGGCTATCCGGTCCACAGTTTCCCGGACTTATCGCTTGCGTCCTGGATGTACAAAGACCCGGTTGACGAGCCTGTGCCGGCTGGCGATATCGGTACCAATGCCGGAGCAGAACAGGAAAGTGAAGACGAAGTTCGCGAAGCCTTTCAGGTGGCAGCGCCTATTGTTCCCTACTCGGTGGAGGACATCCTCAAGGACGGCTGTTTCCTGGAGCGAGCCGAGATTGACCGCTTGCTCGATCGTCTGCGCACGAAAAAGAACCTCATCCTTCAGGGGCCTCCGGGCACGGGCAAGACCTGGCTAGCCAAACGGCTCGCGTTCGCGCTGATGGGGCAGAAGGACGACAGCAAGGTCCGAGCAGTGCAGTTTCATCCGAACCTGTCCTACGAGGATTTCGTCAGGGGATGGCGACCTACCGGCGAAGGCAAGCTGTCGCTGGCCGACGGTGTCTTCATGGAAGCCATCAAGGCCGCATCGAAGGACCCCACATCGAAGTTTGTCGTCGTCATCGAGGAGATCAACCGTGGCAACCCGGCGCAGATCTTCGGCGAGTTGCTGACTCTGCTTGAGGCCGGCAAGCGGACACCCAACGAAGCGCTGGAACTCTGCTATCCGGATGCCGACGGCAAGCGTCGTCCCGTCCATATTCCCGAGAATCTCTATGTGGTCGGCACCATGAATATCGCCGACCGATCACTTGCGCTGGTCGATCTGGCATTGCGTCGCCGCTTTGCGTTCGTTGGACTGGAGCCGAGACTGGGCCCGGTTTGGCGTGATTGGGTGGTCAAGGAGTGTGCTGTCGATCCAGGCTTAGTCGCGGATATCGAACGCCGTATCGCCGAGCTGAACGACCAGATCGCGGCAGATGCCCGTCTTGGCAAGCAATTCAGGATTGGTCACAGCTATGTGACACCCGCACATCGACTGGAGGCGGGAGACACGAAGAAGTGGTTTCAGCAGGTCGTGGAGACGGAGATCGGCCCGTTGCTGGATGAATACTGGTTCGACGCGCCCGACGAAGCACAAAAGGCGATTGCACGGCTGACGCAGGGCTGGTGATGACCGCCGTCGCAGAGCAGGTGGAAAGTGCATCCATGAGCGCTGCGGGGTTCATCGGACGCATTCCGGTCCGCAACCTCTGGCTGCTGATGCTCTACGCCTCTGACCTGTTCCGCACTCGCGGCATCGGCAAGATCGGCTTGGAAGACAACCCGGACGATCTACCGGATCTAGTCGCGGAGATCCTTGCCCACGCGGTTGAGATGCGACAGCGTCGCCGCTTGAGTCTTGGATATCGATCTCGTGACGCAGTAATCAATCGCGTGCGTGGCCGGATCGACGTCTTGACCACCGAACGCCATCAGTTGATGGATAGAGGACTGGTGGCGTGCCGGTTCGACGAACTCACCATCGACACCCCACGCAATCGTTTCGTCCGAGCAGCCTTGGAGTCCATCTCCAGAATCGTTCAGAGGAAGGACGTTGCCCATCGGTGCCGCGCACTTGCGGGTGGCATGAAGGCAATGGGTGTATCAGGGGACGCACCGACCCGCGCCCAAATGAGCACCGATCGTTTTGGCCGTAACGATGCGGACGACCGGTTTATGGTGGCGGCCGCAAAGCTGGCGTTCGATCTAGTGCTACCTACGGAGGCGTCGGGTGCGAATGTGCTCTCTCTGCCAGACCGAGAAGCGACGTGGGTACGCCGTTTGTTCGAGCGAGCGGTGGGCGGCTTCTACGAAGTCGTATTGAGTCCGCAGGGCTGGCGGGTGCTATGCGGCGGGACGATGGGCTGGCAGATCGAACAGAAGACGGCGGGGATCGACAAGATCCTGCCGACGATGCGAACTGATGTCGTGCTCGACCACCCGTCGACCGGGCAGCGGATCGTCATCGATACCAAGTTCACCTCGATTGTGACGAGCGGTTGGTACCGCGAGGAAACCCTGCGCAGCGGATACATGTACCAGATCTACGCCTATCTGCGCTCCCAGGTTGGGTGCGGCGATGCGCTTGCAGATCACGCGAGCGGATTGTTGTTGCATCCCGCGATCGGCCAGATGGTCGACGAGACAGTGCTGATCCAGGGGCACGCCATTCGGTTTTCCACTGTGGATTTGACGGCAAGTCCGGCGGACATTCGAGCGCAGCTGCTGCGCCTGTGCGAGCCATCCCTGCAATCGCCTGGGTCACAGCAATAGCGCGACTTCAGCCTCCCGACGTGTGACAAGGCCCGGCAGCACCTTACCGCCGCCATAGACCCAGCGCCGCAGCTCCTTGCCCGCACCATGCCAGTCCCGCTGATTGACCCGTCGTCTCAGGGTCGATGTCTGAAGCCGCCCCGCGCCGAGGTTGAAGGTGAAATCGACGATGGCCGCCAGTCGCCCCTCTGGCTCGGCGGCCAGCACCGGGCAGTAGCGAAGCGTGGCGGTGAGTGCTGTGCGCAGGTCCTGACGCAAGTAGGTCTCGCCCTCTTCCTCGTTGATCGGTGGATGGTCTGGCTTGCACAAACGCCCGTAGCCAATCGTCCAGTAGCCGGCCGGGCAGATGTAGGGATGGGCCCGGCGCAGAGGATCTGACCTCGGGATTCGATGAAATCCTTCGAATCGTTTCGCCAGTACGATGGCGGCATGCGGAATCTGGCTCATTGCCGGACCCGGTCGAACACGCGCCCGATGAACCAGAAGTTCAGCACGCCGGCCCACAGCGCTTGGTCGGCGTCGGTCCATGCGTGGACGATGGCGACGCCCCAGTCGGCACCGCCTTCAATGGCAGCCACGAAGGCTGCTGTCTTGGCAGCGCAGTACAACGCCATGAACCAATATGTGATGACTGGGCGGACGCTGCTCGACAAGGCATCGGCCCAGCGCACGCCGGTCTTCTCGCCCTGGGTTCGAACCGCTTCGCGCAGCGTCTCGATCGCGCCCACGTTCCATGCTGCATCGGCACCGGCACCGATTTCGTCCATGCGCTGCGCACCGCGCAGTTTCTCGAAGTCGAGCGCCTTGTCCTGCATCGACAGCTCGTGGCCGCGTTCGCCCTTGCGGTCGAGCCACTTGAGGAACTCAGGTGCCAGGCGAAACGCGCCGCCGAGCAGACCACCAAGAAGCGTCTCGATCATTGGCCACCTCCGAACACCTTGAACTTGATGAGGGCGCCCGCTACCAGCGCCAGCAGGAATCCGGTGGTGATCATCTTGATGACGGTCTGCCAGGCGGTGTGCTTGGCGATGTTGAAGGCATCGAGCAGGCCGCGCAGTTCTCGGATGTCGTGGGCGGCGTCATCACCGTCCAAGCCAACATCGGCAAGTGCACGTCTGGCGCCGCGTTCGGCGGCGCGGTCCAGAAGCTCTTCGAAATCCTCCTTGCGCAGGAGGAGCGTGTTGTCGACCAGTGCGGGTTTTTGTGGGTCAGTCATAGGGCAGGCTCCAGAAATGCAAAACCCGCCACTTGGGCGGGTTTTCGGGGTTCAGGGGAAAGGGATCAGATGGCGATGCCGGGACTCCAGCCGGTGACCTTGTAGGCCGAGAGCACAGCCTCGTCCTCGATGAAGCACAGCCAGCCGACTTTAGGGATGTGGTATTCCCAGACGCCCGCGTTGCGCGCCGCGATCTGGTCAGTCTTGCCGCTCCAGACGCCGGTTGCGCCAGCGGGAATGAGGTAACGATCGCCATTAACCGGGCTGGCCGGTGGCGTCGCCAGATCGCGGTCTTTGACCGAAAGACTGACGACGGCGCCCAGCCGCTTCAGGTTGGCGTCCATACCGACGCCCCAGCCGCTTTCGCCGAGCGTCCAGCCGTAGTTGAGTCCCAGGTTCGGGTCAGTGATTGCGGGCATCAGATGCCTCCGTAGTACTTGTCATAGTGAAGTCCGTAGCCCGCACGCTCGAAGGCGATCGAGTGTTTCTGCAGGCTGATCACGCCCGAGCGGTTGGATTCGAGCTCGATGCGCAGTGCAGCGTTGGGTCGGCCGAGACCAGAATCAGCGGTGTCGTCTGCCAGGGTGTAGGTCTGGCTGGCGCCGGTCAGGCCGGTGTAGGTGCGCCGCAGGCTGCCCGCTTCCCCGTAGATCCGCAGCGTGTACGTCACGCCGGCTTCGGGGCCGATGTTGCCGTTGGTCTGGGGTACCAGGCTCACCGTCTGGCTGAGTCGATCGCGATGCGCCCAGGAGATGACCAGATCGCCTTTTGCGACAGCCGGATAGGCCACGTTGTTTACCCTCACGTTGCCGGGTGGTATGGCCGGTTTTGCCGGCGGTTCATGGCCAGGGAATCGGTCGGCGCCGATGCCAGCGCCAGCGTGCCTTTTCCTGTCACGGTGAGCAGTCGTGCGTTGACCGTCTCCCCAGCGGAGTACTCGGTCGGATCGATGCCCTGCGCACCATCGGCGAACCAGATCCGGCTGCCGGGGGCGTGGCTGACCGGCACGGTGTCCATAACGCCACGGGTCAGGGTCAGGCTCTGCGTGGTCGTATTGATAGCAGTGACCAGGACAACTTCATCGTTGATGTAGGCATAGCTCCCGGTAGCGACCAGATCGATGTCGAGCTCGCCGCTGTAGGTGGTCGTGCTCGTCACCTCTTGGGCGAGACTGGTGGCGAGAACCGCCGTGGGGCAGAACTCACCCTGGCCACGCTGGTTGTAGGTCGTGGCCGAGTTCGTCTTGCTGTACAGGTCGTAGTTCATGGCCCCAGGGGCCGGGCGCCCGCCCAGGGTCTGGAGATAACAGTCCGTGGCGTCGAGATAGGCCAGCTCGGAGGCGGACAGCGCGCGGGCGACATCCCAGTAAGGGGCCTCGAGCAAACGTCGAGGTGTTGTCGCGGATGGCGCGGGCACCGGGTCAGTCCAGCCGGTTGGCTGGGATGCGGTGTAGGCCGCTGACGGTAGCCCGAAAACGTCTTCGACCGCGTCGATGCTGATGGCGCCGCTCGTGAGTGAGCCGCCATCGACGCCCGCAACTCGCATCACCAGTCCGGCGATCCCGAGGGCAGGCCATTCCAACCTGAACACATCGCCCGGGTACAGATTCCAGGCTTCGCGGTTCACTTTCAAGCGGACCTTGGCAAGCGGCGTGGATACGACGGCCAGATCGCGCATCGCGACCCGGGCAGCAATATTGTCCGAGGTAATGCCGGGGTAGCGCCGCGTCTGCGACACCACAGCGGCCTGCGCAAGGGCATGTGGATGGGTGGCGTGCCACCGCTCGGTTACGACGTTGCGAATCGCCGGTTGGTGCCCAACGAGCGCGAGGCCAAGCTGATCCGGCACATCTTTCAGCGCTTCGTCGAACTCGGCTCCAGCACCTCGCTGGTCAAGGAGCTGAAACTGGATGGCGTGACGTCGAAGGCGTGGACAACGCAGGATGGCAAGACCCGCGATGGCAGACCGATCGACAAGGGGCACATCTACAAGCTGCTC